CGGAGCGGTAGTTCAGCTGGTTAGAATACCTGCCTGTCACGCAGGGGGTCGCGGGTTCGAGTCCCGTCCGTTCCGCCACTTATTTAAGCGAATTAGGTTTCGCTTTCTTTCTAGGGGCGTAGTTCAATTGGTAGAGCACCGGTCTCCAAAACCGGGTGTTGGGAGTTCGAGCCTCTCCGCCCCTGCCATTATTTATCATATTAGGTTGTAAGTTATTTCCCTTTAAAATCATTAACTTACAGCCTTTTTATTTTCTATAAAACCTCCTATGCTATCGTTGTCAGCGTCTAAATTTGCTATTCCAAATGTAGAATTTGACGTAAATTTGACGTGATTTGCGTAATTCAATAAATGTCCTGCATTTAAATGCGCATATTTCTGAACCATTTCGATTGTTTCCCATCCACCTAATTCTTTCAAAACAAGCAATGGTGTTCCATTCTGAACATGCCAGCTCGCCCATGTGTGGCGCAAGTCGTGAAAACGAAAATCTTTGATTCCGGCTTTCTTCAACGCTCTGTAAAAAGCGTGCCTATCTATTACTTTGATTCGCTTTCCTTTCCCTCGATGAAATATGAATTGTGATACGTGGCTTGATTCAAGCCTGTGAAGCTGCTTTATTGCATCATCACACAGCGGTAGCGCTCTAGCTCGTCCTGATTTTGCTATATCGCTTGTAACAATCGCAATTCTTCTAGAATAATCTATCTTATCCCACGTCATTGATAAAATTTCTGTCATTCGCGCTCCAGTTAGTAGCGCAAAAATACAAACTTCACGCAACCACTCAAGACTTATACAATTAAGTAATCTTCTGGCTTCATCTTTAGTTATCCAACGAACCCGCTTTTTAGGCTCTGTATTTTTCTCAACATATGGAATTGAATCGACCCAACCAGCTTGTTTTGCTAAGTTGAGCGCGCGCATGATGGAAGTGCGGTATCTATTTTGTGTAGAAGAGGAAACTCTTTTACCGGTTCTTAGAACATAAACTGGTAAATTGTTGTATATATCATCACTTGTTAAAGAGCTGAGAGACTTGTACCCAATCGCATTTCGCCAGTATTCAGCGTGCCTGATTTTTGTTTTCAAGTCTTTCTGATACTCGGCATCTTCAAGAAAACGAATTAGCGCTTGTTCTACTGTGCGCTCGGGCTTTTTATTTAGTTTATCGACTGCCCAGCCCTCAAACTTCATTTTATCGTGAAGTTCTTGTGCTTGTTTCTTTTCAGTCGTGCGACTAGAACATCGAATTCGCTCGCCGCTCGGCGTTGTGAAATCGATTTGCCAGACGCCGTTTTTTGCTTTTCTGATCGACATTGCTGTTTCTCCTTGCCGATCTGAGCACACAGACGGCTACTATTATTTTCTTTTTGTCTATTGCGATCAAGATCTCTTTTATATATACGCCAGCCACGCACTCCATCCATTTTAAAAAATCCCCAATCAAGCTTGCGTGCGTAAACTGTGTTATAACTCATCTTCAATAAATCTGCTGTTTCTTGTATCGTGAGTGTTTCTTCCATTCTTTATATCTCTAAAATAAAAAAGCCCGCATTAAGCGGACTTTCTTTTCTCATATTGTGTGAATGCGTAGATTGCGACTATCTCTAGTACTGCAATAATGAATAGTGTTATTGTCAATGTCATTCTCTATCTCCGAGTATCTCGCATAGCATCAAGCCAAGCTTGGGCATCTTCTTCACTGTAAAATAATGAACCGCTTTCTAGCATTTTTCTGTGCTTATCTCTATTAGCATCAAAATAGAATCTAATAATTGTTGAGTTACCTCTTTTAAAGACCTCTTGATTGTGGTGTGCTGTTTTGATTGGAGCGGGCAAAGTAAGCGTTACTGTTGGGCGTGGTTCTTCCCACATTCCGACTATATCAAATGGATTTTCTAAATGCGGATATTTGTTATGTTCAAAAAAAGAAGATCCATCAATCGTCCAAGAATTTCTCTCAAATTGTGCCTTGCTCTTGCCAATTTGAAATACACCTTGATATAAGAAAGTGTTGAACGGAAAGAACTTTGAATAATCAGCAGTTACATATCCTTTACTTCCATTTCTAAGCACAACTGGCTCACCGGCTAATGCTTTTTCTAAGTCAAATGCTTTCATTTTTTACTCTCCAGCTTGCTCATCAATAAGCTCATCAATCCATTCTCGAATTTCAGATTGGAAATTTTCTAACGAATTATTTTCATTAAAATAATCTGCTTCTTTTAACTTACTCACCGCTGTTTTACTAAAGCATTTATAAAAAAGACGCTTTTCTTCAAACAAATCATCTTTTGAGATTGCGCATACTTTTCCTACGCCCTCTATACTTTTGTCTTGAATAAAACTATTAAAAAGAACCTCTTCTTGCTGCTTGTTTTCTACTAAAATAGAAATCGTATATTTTTTTGGATATTCCATTTTTAATCCTTTCTTTTAGATAACAAAAAACCGCACAAAAGTGCGGTCGGTTTTCTTATGCTGCTTGCTGTAATTCAAATATTTTTGCGAGTTTTGTCAGCCCTTTTGCAGTTATTAATACACGCTCACAAACTTTTTCTGTGCCATCATCACGCATTGCTACATGGATTTTATGTTCAAGTAATAGTTGTTGTAGTTTATCTTGGTAAGCAATCCAATTAGAGTTACCAGGTCGTTTATAGATCCACTTTTGTGATGATAGGAAATCAAACAGAAATTTTGGTTTTACACCTAAGTGTTTAGCAGAATCAGTAATACACATTGATCCTTCTGCTCTAGTAGCTATGCGATCGAAAGCTGCCACAGTCGGTTTCATTTCTTCGACTTTATGCTCTAATACCAGAACTTTTTCAGTATAATTGTCTAGCAATCCACGTAAAGTTCGTGGGTCATTGAGCATTTGCATTGGATCAAGTGGTTGTCGGATTTGATTTTCTAATTCTTGCCAACGATCAACAAGTCGTGCGGTAAACTCAGGACAAAGTTGAGCAACAACAATAATTGAATCTCGCTTACCTTGTTCGCCAGAAAATATATATTCTAGGCTTGGACGCCCTTTTGTTGGCTTTTCCTCAATTTGAGGTAAAGTTATAACTCCTTTGTCCGCGAGGGTTTCAATAGTTCTTCTCACATTATCGTGGCGAACATCTACAAGTTCCGCAATTTCACGGCTGCTCATAGTTAAATTTTCATTGTTTAATGTAATTAATGTGTTCATATAAAAATTCCTATCATTTTGCATTAGAAATGTGGCGGTCAATTTGAGAGACGAGATCTAAAGCTGCCCAGAGCGTACCAGTAATAACCTGTTGAGATGATGCAAATCCACACGAGAGATCGTTTCCATCATTCAAAACAATTTGGATAAGTGATTTGGCTTGTTCGGTAAGTTTGTTGATTTCGTCTATCGTGTCGATGGATAGACTTCTAAAGGAATTGATATTTGACATATTTTTGTACCTTGCGTTTTAGTTTAGTTAGTCGATCACTTAGTGGGTGATCGGGCTTCAACTACCAACGCAAGCTGGCGGAGCTTATTTCCACAAGGGTATTGTATTAGGCTCTCTCGACCCGATCATAATTGATCGCTACCTAAATTTTAGGTACAAAAAAACCGCTAATTGTCGGGTGCGGATGACCGCTTGCGTTGTATAGTGCGGTTATCTTAATCCGAAAGAGAGTGGTTTGTCAAATAAACATTGTTGCGGTTATTCTGTGTATTTATTTAAAATATTACTTATAGTTTCAGCATCTTCTAATGTTAATTTAAAGTAGCTTGAGGTTATTTTCTTTTTAACTGCGAACCTTAATTCTATTAACTTTAGTTCATACAAGTAGTCTTTTTTATCTCTATAAATTCTACTGCGAAACGCCCCATATTTACTTTCTTCATACCCATCAGATAAATTGATCTTTCTATCTTGACTAAGCACTTTGATTGTTAAATATTTTCTTCCGATTTTTAGAACTTCGGTTTCACGCTCAAATGTTGATCGTCTACCTGTTTCTACAAAATACACAGTGTCGCCAACTTTAAGATTTTTAATCCAATCTTTTTCCATAAATATTCTCACTCTGTCGGTGGTGGTGGAAGTGGGCGCCAGTGTGTTACTTGGAAAAGTTTACTCCCCATATTAAACTCTCCGTCAATAAATTCAGATAAAGTAATTGATTGAAAATCTCTAATCTTGTTTTTGAAATATACAAGTACTCTTTCATCCGCTTGTGGCAATCTATCTGAACACGCAATCCAGCCGTTGTTTTTTTGAAATTCCACAATCTCTGGCAGTTCAACCATGCAATCAATTCCGTCATACAGACCAGACTGTTTTTCCTCTTCGTTTAAATCTCTAGTTTTAGATTCAGCTTTACCAAGAACAACACCATATATCGCATGACTTATGCGATCTTCATAACATTGCATATCTTGACCATCAGCACATTGTTGATGAAATTCTTCAGCGAAGTTCAAGCACTCTTCTTTAGCTTCTTCTTCAGTTTTGTAAAATGAAATGCTGTTTTCATCATAAACATTTACTGCGAAGTATTTATTTTCTGTTTCTGTCATAATTAAATACCTTATTCTTTTATTAATGGGCGAGGAAGCGGTTGCCATTGTGTAACGTTAATAGCTAGATCATAAATTGGACCATTCTGATTTATGGCTACCCAAGAATATTTACCGTCAACAATTTCTCTTGATGCAATTGCGTAATGCTCTCCATATTCACCTTCACAAAAAGCAATGACTGGTGTTTCAACCTCTGGTAACTTGTCATCAACACTAATCCAGTTGCTATATTCCCAATGAAAATTAAGCTTCTCATAGCCATTGATGACTTGATCTAACGCAGGTCTTAATTGGGTTTCTCCAACAATAATATGTGCTGTTATCTTAATCTCTGGGATTCCATCTATTACTTCACACCAGTTTTTTTCAATAAAGTCCAATCTTTTTTTATCTGCTAAAAGACTTTCATATTCTGCTTTTGTAATTGTTACTGTCATAACCCACCTCAATTGTAGCTAGTAAGCAATTGGTCTGGAAAGTTTACGCAATCTTCTAATAATTGCTTAAGTGTTGTTTTCTCTTTAAGCCCTGTCTCTTCATTGAAGACGTTAAGCTCTTTGTTTAAATCAGTGACCACACCCCAAGCACCCTCGCGCTTATATTCTTCCATCTCCACTTCAGTGAACCATTTTTCCAAAACCAACTCTTCAAGTGAACGCGCCGCATATATTTCTGTTTCTTCACCGACCCAAAATACCTTTTGAAGCTCTTGTATATCATTGATTGCGCCATCGATACATTCTGCTACGCCACCGTAACGTAAAGTATCAATTATTCCTCTTTCCTCGACTACAAGCTCAATCCCTTTTTCTTCACTATCTTTTCCAATCGTTGGTCGATAACGCTCAAGAAAATTCATTCTCTTTGTATTAGCTAATAACATTTCATAGAATGATTTAGATATTGTTACTGTTTCTGTCATAGTTAAATTCCTTTCATAAATAATAACCAATGCGTATTTGCCGCCTTTCCTGACTTATGTCCAAGAATGGGTTGTACTGGAAGAATGCTTAAAATCTCTTTCACTGTGATTTGTGTTTCATTCCACTTAAAAACTAGTGTGCCAAAATCATCGAGAACTCGCATACATTCCTCAAAGCCTTTTCTAAGCTGTGTTTTCCAGTCTTTATCAAGCCTCCCATACTTCTTTACTAGCCAAGAATTATCACCACCCTGTACCAAATGCGGCGGGTCAAAAATGACTAGTTTGAATGATTTATCGGGATACGGCATTGATGTGAAGTCGTGGAAAATGTCAGGTTTGATTTCTAACTTTCTCTGTTTATCTCTGTCTTTAAATGTTGTTTCGATTTCTCGAATATCCGCAAATAAAACTGCTGGATTATTCTTATTGAAGTGAAACATACGAGAACCGCAACATGCATCTAGAATCGGTTTGTTTTTCAACATAATTGCCTTTCTAAAAATAAAAAGCCACAATTAAGCGGCTTATTCTGTTTCTGTCATAATTAACCACCAAGTCTTGGCTCAGGACATTCCCATTCGTAGTTATCAAATTCAATCTTTCGGTGAATTGTGATATTACCCTTTATGATTTCAAACTCACAATTGAACTCAAGTCCTCTCTCATAACCATAAAATCTAAAATCGACATTATATTTCTCACTTAACTCTTCAAAATATGGTAAATACGGTCCCCATGCGTGCTGAACTGGAATTATTACAATGATATTTCCATCTCTACGAGCATAAAACTCATCATGAAATCCGTCCTTGCCTGCACTTATGAAACATCTATGAGTGTCTTTTAAGTGTCCGCCTACACCACTTAGTTTTATTTCATCTTTTTCTAAGATGACCTCACCTTTTTCATAAATTTGTTCATCGAGGAATTTCTTTACATCTTCAATTTTTCCTCTTATTTTTAAATTTCCTTCACACCAATTCGGCATACTCTTTCTCCAATTTCTAAAAATAAAAAAGCCACAATCAAGTGGCTTGTTGGATTAAATAGGATACTGTCTTTTTCACACCGTCTTTGTCAGTGTATGAGTAAGAAATTCTTATTCCACGGTCCA